AAAGCTATCTTAGTGCGCCCCGTTGATTGGTTAGGCTATTATATCCCCGTTTTTAAATATTTTTGCCATTTTTAGGCCTTGCGGTGAGACAAGTACCCAGTTGCCATTTTTGTCTTGGTGCGAGCGGGTGCGGGAGGGGTATTCGGGTTCGCCTATTAGCCCGTAATGTTCGCGCATATGGTTGATGTATTTGAATTGCGCTATATCGTACGACATTATCTATCCCATTTGTTTTTAAATTGACCCGATCTTGTTTTGTTTAGAAGTACAAAAAATCTAAAGCAATCCCAATCATATTTGCTTCTTGATTCATAAGTTTCAGCTTCTTTTAATATTTCAGAATCTATTGCATAACAATCGGGGTGATATATTTCTAAACCATCATTTTTTACAAAATCTCTTGGAGTGCCATCAAGAATCGGCATCTCCCTAAAACCATTTTTGTATTCTTTTTTGCAATTAGGACTGCAAAAATCTTTGTCTATTGGTTTTAGCGAGTGTGAGTTGAGAACCTCAAACTTTTTCCAACAGTTTAAACATTCATATTCTATCATTTGCCTTGATAGCTTATAACTTTCATACAAGGCACGATTATTAGAAATTTCTGCTCCGAACTCAGAGACTCCTGGTAAATCCCATTCGTAACTCATTATTTAATTCTCCATACTCTAAATTTGTTGCCATCTTGCCTAGATATAAGTTTCATTTTCATGCTTTTAGCTGTGTTAGCCATAGATGTATACTCCGCTCTCTTTTCAAGAAGAACGGAATCGCCTATATCCATCTTCGCCATTACAACAGTCCATCTTCCTTTTTTTCTTGGTGGTATTGGAACATTCTTATCTATGTTTACTTTTTTCATTTTGATGCCCCTATTTAGTTAATTGAATTAATTGATTTTGAGTATTAGATAACACCTTGTGAACCTTGGTTATCTTTTTTAGCGTGTCACATATATCAGCTTCACCGCTAATAATGTCCTCTTTAATGTCTAGCGCTGTATAACTAATATCAGCTAATTCTTGCATTATTTTATTTAGTTCGTTTTTCATATCACATATTCCCCCAATAATTAACGATTAGCCATAGCGCGAGGACTATGACTAACCATATTAAAAAACCAATACCAAAGATGAAGCCGATTGTTTCAATCATTGGTAAGATTCCTGGACTATTACATCCTTTTTGCGCTTATCCTCGTAAGTTTTAACAATCTTTCCGCACGGATAGGTTAAGACCCAGTAGTCTTTACCAAAGTCTTTGCTCATGCTTGGGATGTTTTCCCTTTCGGTATTTAGTAAGCGTCTAGCCTCGTCTATCATCTCTTTATGCTGTGTCATTTTGAGTCTCCATAACTTCGGTATTAATATCTTGTAATTCTGAATTTTCACAAAGTGCTACAGGGTGAGTATTAATATTTTCTAATACTCTATCGTTTTCAATATCATCAGCACTTACTTTTACTTTGTAAAAACAAGTCTGCTTAATTATCATTTCTTTGTGCTGTGTCATTTTCTACCTCTCTTTTGGTATTGTCATACTCTTCCTCGGTTAAGTAAGAATATGAAGTTAAAAACTCTTCTCTAGTTAATATTTCAAAGTCCGCCATTTTTTCCGCATCATCTAAGAAGTTAGATTCAGATAAGGACGGCGGACAATTGAGCCATTTATTGCTTTCGCTTGGTGAGTATTTAGCGTGTTTCATTTTCGCTCTCCTCGATTTTAATTTTTTCCCATATAAGACCATCAATAGACTTCTTGCAACAATCACAATAAATTTCGGGTGTTTTTTGGATGCTCTCCTCATAAACAAAGTTATGCTTGGTACAAGTCATATAATCATTTGGATTTATCCATACATATTGTCTTAAGTATTCGCTTTCTCCACATTCTGTACATTTATAAATTCTCATGTTTCCCCCATTGGTAAATTTAAAAGTTTATCGATTCTATGCTCATCTAAAGATACAAAGCGCAAGATCTCCTCTTGCTGTCTATGTGTTAGATCGTCAAAGCCTTGTATATACTTTTGCGGATTGTCGAATAGATCGCGCAAGTATTTAATGATTTCGCGCCTAGCGAATTGTTTAGGTGTTAAGTTATTTATTTTCATAGTTCCCCCTTATTTATTTTATTTAGTGTTTCTTTAGCTTCTTGATAGAAATATAAATCATTAGGCATACAAAGATTTGTTCCCTCGGCATAATCACAATTAAAACAATGATCTTGAGGTTTGGTGTTGTCTTGATCGTCAATATTTCTATTAGCATTTATATTAGCACCGCCACAACTGGCGCATACTTCTATGCCATCCTCTAAAATTTCTAAGTACGAGTAATTATTCATAGTTCCCCCTTGGTTTTATAAGTTTTTAAAATGGTTTTGACTTTGTTTACTAAGTCTTGGTAATTTTTCGCGCTGTACCCGTTAGCCTTGAATAGTTCCAAAGCCTGCGGATTGATTAGCGGGTTATCGTTGGTGTGCGCCAAAAAGAAGTTTAATAACTCTAATTCTTGGCGGTTAATCTTTGGCTTGTTAAAGTTGTATCTTTTAATGCTCATAGTTAAACCTCTTCAGCAAAATATATTTGACTATCGCCAATCATCACGCTGTCGTTAATTTCCCATTCAATAGAATCATCATTCTCGGCGATCTCCTCGGCTTGCTCTAGTGAATCCGCGTATATGTACGCTTCTTTTTGCATGGTGTATGTTTGGGTTATCCTAAACTCTGTTAATGTATCAGCGCTCATTAGATCACCTCCTTTTGTTTGGTAAAGGTTAGAGTTCCGCTAGGGTCTGAATAGGTAAGCTTTACATCATCCTTAAGGAAATGTAACTGAGCTATGAATTCATCATCTAAACCCCAATCATCCGAGTTGATGAGCGTATAGAGAGAAACCTTTTCTTTTGGTACTTCTCCGTAACCATCAACCCAATCAACTAGGTATATCTTGCGCTCTAGTTTAATTCTTTGCTTAAGTTCTTTAGCGTTTCCATAAAAGCGTTTATTTCCAAAGTTAGTAATAATATTCATTAGATCACCTCCTCTAAATGTCCAATTAATTTGCCATACTTACTAAAAAGATAATTATTCATTTCACAAAATTCTATTTGATCTGTTAAATCCCATTCTGCGAAATAATCATATTCAATAATCATTTCGCCATCATCGTTAAGCTCTCCTGTCTCAGACTCAAAAGGTGAGTCATGCATATAATGTTTGAATACATCTTTGGCTTTATCGCTTAGCTCTTGATATTCGTATGCTCTGATATTTATTAACTTGCTCATCTATGCCACCTTTTCAAGTTCATTAACATATTCGGAAACAATCTCTTCACCTATGATGTATGTATACATATTTACAACTCTTTCAGCATCGCTAAAATCGGTTGATACTTCGCCGAAGCAAGATTGCTCATACTCTCTAATATGTTCTATAACATCAAAGACTTTATCGCCTAGCCATTGCTTGGCTTGGTAAGTGCCTATGATGTAATAGTCAGTATTAAAAGAATGATAATGAAGATCATCCTTATTCTCTTCTATCCATTCCGCATCTTGATCATTAATGAAATCATCAAAATATTCTTTTATCTCTTCTCTTTTATAATCCATTTTTACTCTCCTTTAATAAATGGGTTGCTTATACCACGAAAGCCCCGAAAAGACGGGGCGCTAAATCGTGGGGGGTTTTAGCTTGTAGCACCTCTAATAATTAACAATGCTTGATCTATAATTTCTCTCAAAATTATTGTTCCATCTATAGCATCTTCGACAAGCGCAAAGCAGAACTCTAATCTTTCTTGTTCTTCTCTTTCTGTCATTTGGTATGACTTGCGTGTTAAATATTCGCGGTTGCTTTCAGTGTTGTATTTGTCCATTTACGCTACCTCTTTTTCTTTTAGTTCTTTTAATTTAATTAAAAGTTTTTCTTCCCATATTTGACAATCTAAACAGTTAATTCTTCCTTCAAAATGCTCAATCGCACAATCTATATAATTCATTTTTACTCTCCTAAGTAATTTATTTACCTCTTATTATGCATATAAAAACTTACTTGTACACATTATAAGCAACATTCTTTGTAAACAGATTAGGTGAATGCTCCAGGAATGCGATAATATAGGGGCATAAGGGAATTTAATTTAATCTAAATTAATTCGTAATAAATGGTATTTATTCGGAAAAATGACAGCAAAAACACCTAAAAAGAGAGGAAGAAAGCCATTAGTTATAGACTATGATCAAGTTGAACATTTGGCATCTTTAAACCTTGGGATAATGGATATTTGCCGATCTATTGGGGTTGGTTGGGATACATTCAATAAACATAGGAACAAGAAAAATTCTGAATTGTCGGATGCATTGGCAAGAGGAAAGGCGAAAGGATTACAAAGAGCTACTTCTAAATTAGCCGAAAAAATAAACGATGGCGATTTTCAAAGCATCCAGTTCTATTTAAAATCAGCCGATAAGGAAAGATGGGCTGAAAAACAAGAGCATACGCATACTTTAAATTTAACCGAAATTATTACCTCGGCAAATTCGAGAATAATAGATCACAAGCCCGACGCGCTCCCCACCAGCGCGCGCGAAGAGATCGACATTAAACAAATAAACAAGGCCACGAAGTCATGAGAGCTTGCGCACGGGGTATTTATCTTCTCCCTTGTACCTACCCACGCGCACGGGTGCACAAAGCTCTAGCGCCACTCTCCGCGCTTCTGATAGTGCGCTCACCTTTAGCGCGTGCGCGGATGCGCTAGGGTGATAGTTAGTACCTACTATCGCTGTATGACCCCCCCTTGCGTTGTGGGCGCGGGGCAGTGTACATGGAACTGTTGCGATAATTTTTTTTAATTTTTTTTTAAATTTTTTTTATGAAATATAAAGCCGAAGACGAAAAGAGATTGATGACAGAGATATGGTCGGTCAATGTAAAAGACGATCCATTAAACTTTGTTAAGTTTGCTTTCCCTTGGGGAATGAAAGATACCCCCCTCGAAGACTTTAAAGGCCCGCGTAAGTGGCAGGAAAAAATTTTACGAGAAATGACAATCCACATTGCTAGAAATGGCACTAGGGATTTACCAGAGATGTTTAGAATGGCTGTAGCTTCAGGTCGTGGTATTGGTAAGTCTGCTTTGGTTGCATGGATTATTCTTTGGATGTTATCCACAAGACTAGGGGCTACCATCATAGTAACCGCTAACACCGAACAACAGCTTAGAAGTAGAACTTGGGCTGAACTTGGTAAATGGATGACCTTATCAATTAACTCTCA